AGTAACGTCAGCCTGCGAAGCAGTGGCTGAAACAGTTGTTGATTGAGTCTCTTTGGTCATTCGCCCTCCTGAGAGACGGGATTTACGTGCATCCAGTGCATCACGCATAACGGTGATCGCATCGGTGCTGTTGACAAGTTCATCAGCCAGTCCGGCATCAATGGCCTCCTGACCGCTGTACACTGCAGCCTCGGTATCCAGCACAGCCTGCACGGACAGGCCGGTATATGCCGACACCTTCTGCGCAAACATCCGGCGGGTTGCATCCATCCGGGACTGCAGTGTCTCCCGGACGTCATCCGGAAGATGGCTGTAGGGGTTGCCATCCACCTTATGGCTGCCGCTGTAAATCAGCGTGATTTCCACGCCCTGTTTCTCCAGCGCAGCACCGTAATTACTGTGAGCCATCATGACGCCGATGGAGCCTGTCCGGGCGGTCTGCGTGACCAGACGCCGGGAGGCGGCGCTGGCAAGCAGCTGCCCTGCACTGCAGTTCATGTCATTGGCCAGCGCCCATACCGGCTTTATGTCACGCACACGGGCGATGATGTCAGCACAGTCAAATGCTCCCGCCACCATCCCGCCGGGCGTGTCCATATCGAGCAGAATGCCGTCCACCATCGGATCGCTGGCAGCCTGTTGCAGACGGGCGATAATGCCGTTGTAACCGGTCATCCCCGAGTACGGCTGCAGCGCCCGCGTCCGGCTGACCAGCGTGCCGGACACCGGCAGCACGGCGATGCCGTTCATGACCTGATAACTGCGGGCCTGTCGTGGTCCGTCATCATCACCGGATAATGCCAGCGTCGCGAGTGCCTCCTGGGCAGTCAGGCTGTCGCCGGACACCGCATCCGTCAGGCGGCTGATCCCAAGCTGGCCTGCAAGCGCACAAAAGAAAACCCGCGCATAGGCGGGTTCAAGCATCAGCGGCTCATTAAAGGCCATGCTGGCAATATGCGGGAGATTACGCAGCTCTGCTGTCACTCTTCTCCTCCTCTGTTGATTGTCGCAGCCCGGATTCAAATGCTGCAGCCGCCCAGGCGGGCGGTTTAAGACCGGCTGCACGGCGCTCCATCGTTTCACGGACCTGCTGGGCAAAAATTTCCTGATAGTCGTCACCGCGTTTTGCGCACTCTTTCTCGTAGGTGCTCAGTCCGGCTTCTATCAGCATCACCGCTTCCTGAACTTCTTTCAGACCATCGATGGCCATACGACCGGAGCCTATCCAGTCGCAGTTCCCCCAGGCACTGCGGGCTTCCTGAAAACTGAAGCGCGCTTTTGAAGGTAACGTCACCACGCGGCGAACGATGGCCTCTTCCAGCCAGCACAGAAACATCTGGCTCGCCTGACGGGATGCGACGAATTTTCGCCGCCCCATAAAGTACGCCCACGACTCGTTCGCACTGGCCCGTGCCGTGGAGTAGCTCATCTGGGCGTAATTCCGGGAAAGCTGCTCATACGAGACACCCAGCCCGGCAGCGATATACCGCAGCAGTGACTGCTCAAACACGGAGTAGCCGTTATCCGTGTCCTGAGCCGTCTGCAGGTTCAGTGAGTCACCCGGCATCAGGTGCGGTACTTTTGCGCCTCCCAGCCGGACCGGCGCTGCGGCGTAATACGCGGCAATTTCACCAATCCAGCCGGTCAGCCTTTCCCGCTGCTCCTGACTGTTCGCGCCCAGAATAAAATCCATCGCTGACTGCGTATCCAGCTCACTCTCAATGGTGGCGGCATACATCGCCTTCACAATGGCGCTCTGCAGCTGCGTGTTCTGCAGCGTGTCGAGCATCTTCATCTGCTCCATCACGCTGTAAAACACATTTGCACCGCGAGTCTGCCCGTCCTCCACGGGTTCAAAAACGTGAATGAACGAGGCGCGCCCGCCGGGTAACTCACGGGGTATCCATGTCCATTTCTGCGGCATCCAGCCAGGATACCCGTCCTCGCTGACGTAATATCCCAGCGCCGCACCGCTGTCATTAATCTGCACACCGGCACGGCAGTTCCGGCTGTCGCCGGTATTGTTCGGGTTGCTGATGCGCTTCGGGCTGACCATCCGGAACTGTGTCCGGAAAAGCCGCGACGAACTGGTATCCCAGGTGGCCTGAACGAACAGTTCACCGTTAAAGGCGTGCATGGCCACACCTTCCCGAATCATCATGGTAAACGTGCGTTTTCGCTCAACGTCAATGCAGCAGCAGTCATCCTCGGCAAACTCTTTCCATGCCGCTTCAACCTCGCGGGAAAAGGCACGGGCGTCTTCCTCCCCGATGCCCAGATAGCGCCAGCTTGGGCGATGACTGAGCCGGAAAAAAGACCCGACGATATGATCCTGATGCAGCTGGATGGCGTTGGCGGCATAGCCGTTATTGCGTACCAGATCGTCTGCGCGGGCATTGCCACGGGTAAAGTTGGGCAGCAGGGCTGCATCCACACTTTCACCCGGTGGGTTCCATGCCCGCAACTGCCCACCAAATCCGCTGCCACCGCCGTGATAACCGGCATATTCACGCAGCGATGTCATGCCGTCCGGCCCCAGAAGGGTGGGAATGGTGGGCGTTTTCATACATAAAATCCTGCAGGTCCCCTGCGTCGCTGTGTCATGCCGGTCTGCACCTCCAGCTCCGCAATGTATTTTTTCAGGTCAGACACGGAAGTGGCCGTAAACTCCACTCGCCGTCCGTCTTTCTGTACCGTTGCCACCCGTTTACCTGTCATCAGGTCATGCAGTGCCGCACGGGCAGCGGCAAGTTCTTCCTGTCGCGTCATTCATCCTCTCCGGATAAGGCACGGGCGTAATCTGCCAGTGTTTTCTTGTTGGTTGCTGCACCATCCTCTTCCTGCAGGCTCGCCAGCAGTGCACTGAGATCCAGCTGCCAGCGGGAAATACTGATGCGCAGCGCCGCCAGCGCATAAACGAAGCAGTCGAGCGCCTCATTGCGTCGCTTTTTGCTGTCCCACAGTATTTTTTTCCTGCCATCCACCCATTTTTCGACCTGCTCTTCAGCAGTCAGCTGCTGCGCTTCGGTCAGATCAAAAATATCCGGGTTATTCGGGAAGTGAACGGCACCGGGAAGCGGTTCATCCCCTTCCGGCGTCAGTGTGAAGCGGTTATAAATCTGCTCTTTCGCGGTATCCGTACCGATTTCGGTAAGGTAAACCCCGTTTTTGTTTCGCTTACGTGGCATGCTGGCCACCGGCTTTCCGTAGACGGATGCCCCTTTAATGGGGATCACCCGGAACAGCCCATGTTTTTTCGAGCGTTCATACACAATGGTCGGGTCAATCCCGCCAGTATCCCAGCAGATACGGGATACCGACATTTCTGCACCATTCCGGCGGGTATAGGTTTTATTGATGGCCTCATCCACACGCAGCAGCGTCTGTTCATCGTCGTGGCGACCCATAATAATCTGCCGGTCAATCAGCCAGCTTTCCTCACCCGGCCCCCATCCCCATACGCGCATTTCGTAGCGGTCCAGCTGGGAGTCGATACCGGCGGTCAGGTAAGCCACACGGTCAGGAACGGGCGCTGAATAATGCTCTTTCCGCTCTGCCATCACTTCAGCATCCGGACGTTCGCCAATTTTCGCCTCCCACGTCTCACCGAGCGTGGTGTTCACGAAGGTTTTACGTTTTCCCGTATCCCCTTTCGTCTTCATCCAGTCTTTGACAATCTGCACCCAGGTGGTGAACGGGCTGTACGCCGTCCAGATGTGAAAGGTCACGCTGTCCGGCGGCTCAATCTCTTCACCGGATGACGAAAACCAGAGAATGCCATCACGGGTCCAGATCCCGGTCTTTTCGCAGATATAACGGGCATCAGTAAAGTCCAGCTCCTGCTGGCGGATGACGCAGGCATTATGCTCGCAGAGATAAAACACGCTGGAGGGGTCATCCGGCGTCCATTTGAGGCCAAACGGCGTCTCTTTGTCGCCAAATTTAAGATACTGCTCCTCCCCGCAGTGCGGGCAGGCAACATGAAAACGCATAAAATGCGGGGATTCACTGGCTGCACGCTCAATCTGGCAGGTGCCTCTCACTTTGGGCGTGGAGCCACGGATGGACTTTGGCCAGACCGAGCCTTCAATACGTTTGTCGCCAAGGAACGTCGGAGAGCCTTCCTGTTCAATATCCTCATCAAAGGCAGCAAGTTCATCATAACCCGCCACATCCACCGACTTTTCACGGTAGTTTTTTGCCGCTTTACCGCCCAGGCACCAGAAGCCACGACCATTGGAAAAACGCTTCATAGTGAGCGTGTTATCCCGGTGCTTTTTGCCATACCACGGGGCCAGCACCAGCAGCGAAGGAATATCACGGATGGTCGGCTCAACGTGAGTTTTCATAAAGTTCTCGGCATCACCATCCGTCGGCAACCAGATAAGGGTGTTGCGCTGCTTATGCTCTATGAAGTAGGCATAAACACCCAGCAGCATTTTGGAATAACCGACACGGGCAGACTTCACCACATTCACCTCGCGGATGTAGTCGCTGCCCATCGCATTCATGATGGCCCGCTGAAAGGGCAGTGTTTCCCAGCGCCCTTCCTGGTATGCGGATTCTTTTGGGAGATAGTAATTGGCATCCGCCCATTCAACGGGGGTCATTGGCAATGGTCTTTTCAGGACTGAGAGACCCGCCTTCACTGCCAATACGAAATTATTCATCTGTATTTCTGTAATACTCATCCGCAAATTCCTTCATTTTTTCAGCGGACTCAACGCATTTATTAGCCCCCTTCGCAACCAGCTCTTTTAGATAAGCCAATTGTCTGCCTGTCAATTCAGGGAATTTTCTTTGCATCGAAAGCGGAATACTGTCCAAAACAGATGCCAGTTCTCCGGATAACCGAGACAGGGCAAAAATAGAGAAAGCTGTATCAATCACCTTATGCTCTGCAACCTGGTTTTTTAACCGCTGAGCAATAGCCTGTTCTTCCGTCAGGTTAACCCTGGCCTGAAGTAGCCTTTCCTCAAGATCATTTTCACCACCTGAAGATTTCTGGTTTTGTTGACGTCGCTCGCGATCTATCTCCAGTACAGTTTTAACGTCATAGAAAACCTCTCTCCCCCGGCGCTCAACAGGAGGAACACCCCATTTATCAAATGCCTGTACTGAGATACCGATGGAGGAGGCCATGTCGCTTTTATTCAATAAAAAGGCCACAGCCCCTCCATAAACCACCGGCAAAAAAGCAATACAACAACCACGTTTTTTGTAAAACCCTCTGATTTTACATGCTTTTTCGTATAAGAAAGATCATCAGGTTGTTGTGTTTATTTTTCTTTCTTATTACTTATCAAGTAGATATATCAAACGATAAAACAACAACCATCACCTCAAAAAAACTCGTAAATAGCGAAAACCCGCGAGGTCGCCGCCCCGTAGCCTGCCGGATCACCGGAAAGGACCCGCAAAACCGAGAATAAGTATCAATACTATTTGTGATTTGAATGATGCACATCATTGAAACGCCATTCATCCATATACCAGCAGCATTCGGTGTTGCACTTCGTAACTCTGTGACTACGGTTATAAAAGCATTGGCAACTTTTGCCACCGGCAAGTCTTCAATGGATTTCCCCTGCCGGTTTTTTATTTTCGTCGATGCATAACATTGCATTTACATCAATAGCAGCTATTGTCATTAGTATGTTGCATCGATGCATGGGTGGTATTGGCGGTCTTCGCCGACCGGTTCTGTGTAGCTCCCTATGACCGGTTTTTTATTTCTAAGATTACAGAAGCCCTTCACTGTATGAAGGGCTTCTGTAACTCTTCTTACTTAGTAATTTTCGCACCTTCCGGTATTTCCATGAGTTGAGAAATCCTCATACTATCCGACAATAATCATCAATATACGATAAAGACATCTGACCAGATTGCAGTATTAAAAGCACTCATGCAGACTACGCCCCTCATATCATATACAAGGGGATACTGATGGCTCAGGTTGCCATTTTTAAAGAAATATTTGATCAAGTGCGGAAAGATTTAAACTGTGACCGGTTTTACTCTGAACTAAAACGCCACAATGTCTCACATTACATTTACTATTTAGCCACAGGTAATATTCACATTGTATTTGAGAGCGATAACACGGTGTTAATAAAAGGTTTCCATGATGTTATTCATGTTAGCTTTTGCAGAGACACGCGACTTATAGAAACTTACCTTCATAAGTTGAAATCAAGAGAAATCACATTTCATGAATACAGGGTAAATCTGGCTAAAGCTGGAGTTTTCCGATGGGTTACAAATATCCACGAACACAAAAGATATTACTATACCTTTGACAACTCATTATTGTTTACCGAAAGCATCCAGAACACGACTCAAATTTTTCCACGCTAAACCATAACGTCCGGTTTGATCCGCCTCAGTAGCCGGCACTCCCACACAGGAGTTACCAGTCGGTGCTGTGGCCATAGTTAATCTGGGTATACAGTAAAGATACAGCACATCTGGCATACTTTAATAAACATTAACAATATGAGATTTCAACTCATTGTTTAGGTTTTGTTTAAATTTCCACAAATACGATGCACCAAACTTAAAAACACAACGGGAATCACACGATGAAAAAAACGCTACTCACTTTCACACTGGCGCTGCTTATCTCTGGATGTGCTCAACAGACGTTTACAGTTGAAAACAAACCTACAACAGTAACACCGAAGGAAACCATCACTCATCATTTCTTCGTTTCAGGAATTGGTCAGAAGAAAACTGTCGATGCAGCCAAAATTTGTGGTGGCGCAGATAAAGTTGTTAAAACTGAAACCCAGCAAACATTCGTAAATGGATTGCTCGGTTTTATTACTTTAGGCATTTATACTCCGCTTGAAGCTCGGGTCTATTGCTCACAATAATTACATGCGCTGCCCATCAATATGGGCAGTTTTATTTACACTGTTAACCCCTTGGTTGTTTCAGCCGCCGGGGTTTTACTTGTTATTCACTGGTATGAGTACGACATCTGGCTATTTCATTCCGGGCTTTACTGTCGCCGCGACAGATGCAACGCATCGTATCGCCGTTCAGCGTAGTGATATAAGCCTCATCCGTTTTCTCTACCTGCAAACATGAAATATTCCCGTTCCGGCAATACTCAATTTTTGCTGCCAGATGGGTATTACGCGGGTAAAACTCCATACGATACATATCCCCCCAGGACATGCACTTCCTCAACCTGACGACCATCTTCAGTTACCGTAATCTTTTTCAGTGCGTACATACGTACCTCCGTTCTTTCGTTTTTTGAACAATAAAAAAGCCACCGAAGTGACCTTTTCGATGAGTTTATAAACCAACGCGCTCTTTCATCCAGCCATAGACAAACGACTCGTTAGCCTCGCGTTTCTCTGCCAGCGCCAGATAACGCTCACCCTGCGTACAGTTCAGGGCTTTCACCAGTACCAGTTCGCCATCCCTGCCGCGATTTTTCAGATAAGAACGTAACGCATTAATGGTTCGCGGCCCGATCCCCCCGTCTGTAACTATGTCCGGATACAGCATTCCCTTCTGATTAAACACATTCAGCCAGCGCTGAAGCATTTTTGTGGCTACCGACGGCCCCATGTTTACCCCAGTATCACACAGTTCTGCAGCAATATCAGGAGACAGGTTTGCCACCTGGTCAAAACGAGGTCCATACCAATAGTCCGCCTCAAGGATTTCCAGAGCCTGCCCGCGGCTCAAATCACGCATATCACCACGGTAACCATGCGCGCGCGCCACTTTTTCAGTAATTCCCCACTTCGTCGCTCCGCCTGTATCGTCAGGATGACTGACATACCCCCCCTCTTTTCCGAGGATTTCATCAAAAATTTCATCTCTCGATTTCATATCAGCCACTCAGGAAAGCAAAAATTTTTGAAACATTACCGCGCGCACGCACTACCATGACACCAAACACCAGGTTCAGCATCACTACCAGCCAGTCTGCCGGCAACGGATGACCACAGAGATAACTTAACGGCGTTATCGCATACAACAGCATCAGACACCAGGCGCACCACGATATCAGCGGTTTGTGTCGGGACTCTTTTCTGCGGTAGAAAAAAAGCGTCAGTACGATAACCGTACATAACGCCGCATTCAGTAATCCTGGAAGATTATTTGTCATTACCACCACCTCCTCCACGCTGACGGGAGAACAGACCGGATACCAGTGATGTAATCTCCTGCTGGTGGATGAATGACAGGACTTTTACTGAGAGCACCGACACCAGGACCGCACACAACGCATCAACGGAAGCACTGTTAAACCCAATACGTTCCGCCATGTAACCGGCCACACCACGGGCCCCAAGCACACCAACAATAAAGGACACCAGAAAATGTGCAGCCACACGCCAGGCTGAAAGTGTCTGCGGCATTGTTGCCACAAATAACGCACCAGCGAACGCACCAAATACAATCCCGAAATCCGTCCCGGTAAACAGCCCGAATACCGTCGCCCCGCCGAGCGCCACAGCAGTGCCGGAACCGGATAAGGGTTCAGACATATTTATTCTCCTGTAAATAAAAAGGACCATCAGCGGCCCTAAAAAACTTTATCAAAGGTACCCGCAGATACCTTTTGTAGGCTGTTTATTCAGATTTGCGAAGTAAAGGCCAGAGTAAGACCGTTACCATCGCCACCAGCACACCATCAGCCAGTACCGACATCAGCCATCCAGTGAAATCCACTGCCACTACCAGAAACAACAGGATGGCAGCCAGCACAAGGCGCGCACTTTTCACAGATACTGCTCCAGTGGTAACTGAAGCGCCTGTGCAATTTTCTTGAGCTGCGCTTCTTCATCCGGACCAATGCCATCCTGATCAGCGATATCCAGACAGAGGCAAAGCACGTCAACCGCCTCAGTTGTCCCCGCCACATCAGCCAGCTCACGCAATGCATGCGCATTCGCACTACGCGGTGACGCTTCATAACGGGCGCGGATATTGGCGCTCATCTGGGCAATCTCACCAGAGAACGGTGCAAAAGCAGGAAGCGCAGCAATAGTTTTCTCCAGTACTGCGATTTCTTTCGCATCGCAGGTGCCGTCGGCATATGCAATGGAATATGCGCCCCAGACGGTCGCCTCCACCGCATCACGGTTCTCCATCTTCTTCACTTCTGTGATGGCCTTGCGGGTTTTCTTTTTGAAAATACCTAACATCGTGACTTTTCCTTTGCGTAGACGAGCCTGCGCCAGATGGTTACCAGCCCACAGTGAAAGTCACACTGACAATCCCGTAAGCACCTCCTGAAAGGCTCTGTGTTTTTGATGTGCGCCAGGTGTGGCTCAGATACAAAAAAAGCTCGCCGTAGCGAGCTAACAGAAAATATGAAGCATGTTTTTATCCACGAAGCATGACACTGAACTCATCCATGCCTACACGGCTGGCTATCTCGTTGTATTCCTCAACAAGAGCCAGCAATTCTGAATTAGCAGCCATGAACTCATCAAAAACCTTATGGATGGCATCACTGTTTAATAAAACAATGTTCTTTCCTGAAAGGCGATCAGGGGTAGAAAATATAACTGTTAAACGACTAAAGGCCCTGGCTCGTTCAGCATTAACATCCTCAATACGCAGCAACAAGCTGGAGCACCTGGAAATATCATCAATATTCACTCTACTCCTGCCATCTGGATGATAATCATTTCACGGAGAGAAGCACTCAGAAGTACCACTGAAGTATAACTGGTGACCAGCTGCTTACACATCTGTTGCCATCCTGCTGATGATAAGTCGATATTAACCCTTCTGTCTATAAATGAAACAAAGGATAAGTTCAGGTTTTAACACTGCCAGGATAAAGTATTGTATACAGTATAGAAGAGCGTTATTGAATGACATAAAAAACCAGACCTAATCCCTTATCCGGAAGATATATCAAATAAACGGGGAAAATGTATTAAGATGGCGTTCCTATTCTCTCCATCCCTGATGTCCACGTAACTCGTTATAGAATCAGAACGCCATCTGAATACACACAAAAAAGCTGGCTTCACACCCTCCTGCATGTGTGAACGCAGTGCCCGACCACGTGCTTTCGCAACCAGCGAAAATCAGTTTTAAATACCGAAAAACGATAAGAATATATCAGAACTTCCAAGCATCCTGCTTGGCTTAGATATTAATCGAGGATTAGCTCCTGTTCTTATCTAATTGTGCATTTCGCAATTTATCGTTCAGCACCAATATTTCACCAACTGTTTGTTCAAAACGCCCGGACTCAAGTTCAACCCCAATCGTGCGACGCCCCAATCCCATTGCTGCTTTTATTGTTGCCCCCGATCCCATAAAAAAATCCGCAACCACATCCCCCGGACGACTGCTGGCAGAAATTATCTGACGCAACATATCCGCCGGTTTTTCGCAGGGATGCTTACCCGGATAATACTGCACGGGCTTATGCGTCCAGACGTCCGTATAAGGAACGGCGGCCGATACAGAAAAATAACGCCGCAGAGATTTGTATTCCTCAAGCAGACTGGCATATTGCCGGTTCAGTTCACTGTATGTGCTGACCAGTTGCTGGTGTGGCGTTGCCAGCTCCCCACGCTGGTGCTTTTCTTCTGCAACACACGCGAACAGCGCCTGCAGTTTTCTGTAATCAGCTTCGTTCGGTAACTGCCACTGACAGGTACCAAACCAGTGCGACACCATGTTTTTCTTTCCGGTGGCTTCCGCTATCTGTTTGGACGTTATCCCCAGTGATTCACGCGCATCACGGAAGTAAGAAATCAGCGGGGCCATGACATGTTGTTTAAGCTCGCGCTCCTTTGCCGCATAGCCATCATTTTTTGGCTGGTATGGCCCCTGATAATGTTCGGCAAACAGAATGCGCTCTGTTGCCGGGAAATACGCCCGCAGGCTTTCTTTGTTGCACCCGTTCCAGCGTCCGGACGGCTTCGCCCAGATAATGTGGTTCAGCACATTAAAGCGCTCACGCATCATGATTTCGATATCAGATGCCAGGCGATGACCACAAAACAGGTAAAGACTTCCGGCAGGCTTCAGTACCCGCCAGAACTGAGCCAGACACTGGTCCAGCCATTTCAGGTAATCATCGTCGCCCTTCCACTGGTTATCCCAGCCCTCGGGCTTCACTTTAAAATATGGCGGGTCTGTGACTATAAGATCGACAGAGTTTTCCGATAAGGTCTGGATAAATTCCAGGCAATCGGTGTTGATTAACTCACAACTGGATATTTTTACAGTATCAACCATAGATCAATAAGCACTTCTCTGATAGGCTCATACCGCTTTTGCGCAAAGCGGATGGGCCTGAGGTTTGCTTGTGACCCCGATTCATGAGCAGATGGCTGGCAGGTGCCGCTAACACCCACCAGCCGCCCATTACCACAAAGTAAAAAGCCTTCACTGCGGAAGGCGTCTGTAACAACCGAACTGATAATCTGCCAGACCCGCCATAACAAGCTGGGTCAGTATTAACTGACAGCGTTCGCGTGAAAGGTAAGTATTCTGCGCAATTTCCCCAACTGTTGCCGGTTCAGTGACGCTTAATTCATTAAACACCACTCTGGCTGTTTCTGTCATATCCTGCTGTTTTAGCATGTCTTTTTCTCTTTATTGGTTAACGTGACATACCAATAACTCTTGTCGAAGAAGCCAGCAAGCTGAAAGACCGGTATTAATAACCACCTGCACATTTTATGTACCGAACCATTTTTCTGGCATAAAAACCTCTCAATGGCGGGCGGTAAAAATCTTTGTTACTCAAGAAATTTTAACGCACTCTGACTGTATTAATTTCAAAATCATTAATATTTCCGCTATTAAATATAACGAATTTCTTACCCCCACTCCTGTATGATTTCGATAACACCAGACGATCATCATAACGCGCAATAATGTAATACCATACATTCTCATAGTGGATCGCCTGATATTCCCTCTTAAACTGTGGTTTGTACCAACCGGCAATAAGAGAGAATGCCCAGAAATAAATCATAAACCCAGCCATCATGAACTCAATTCGGTGATGGCGAATAAAAGACATTTCCGAAAAACATTTGACTGAAACAAGTCTTCTTCCAGACCTGACAAAAAGCGTGATTGTAAAGGCAGCAAGAATGCAGAAAATCAGTACATCTGGCTCAACATGCTGATGAATTACCGAAAACTCCAGAACAGGTGGAATAAAAAGCAGCAATATCGCGAGAAAAAGCCGGATAAAACTCAAATTTTGTATATTGCGCTTTTGTTTTATGCCCAAAAAGAAAACAATACCAACTCCCCATCCAATAAGGAATATAACGATAACTGTCACAGCATAAAACAAACTTCGTGCTACATCATCGACACCAGCCCCGACAACCCACCATGGAAAGCCATAGTAAAATGAAGTACCCCATCCATAGAAATAAGCGCTTCCCCATCCTAGACAGCCCATATAAGCAACAAAAAGTGAAGAGTTTCTGAGCAGAGCACTGTCATCCATAGTAACACCATTAACAACTCAAAAATATCAACACATATTACATAACAAATTGGATTCCATGCAGTCAAGGGGCGTCATTGATGGAGAAAGTATTGGCACAATCATCATCACGTTTAATGTCTATGCCATTTTTTTGGGGATAAAAAAAACCCGCTCGGTCACGGGTTTTACTAGCTTTGCCATCACGTATAAAAACGGCAAAATATCAGATTCACACGAAATATATGCCTTTTTATCTACTTTTGCAATACTTTGCTATGAAAATGCCGCCTTTTGTTCTGAACGTGCTCCCTCCACCAACAATAAAGCTTCACCATCCAGCCGATGAAAAATGTGTTTCATTGCAACCCAGTGACCAGTAAATGTCTTGGACCAGTTTTTGGTTGTTACTCCCACCAGTAACGCCAGTTCCTGGTATTCGTAACCTTCCCCACCAAAAAGCTCAGCTTTTACCGCCTGCGCCGCCAACCAGATCAACGTCTTCAGGCGCACCAGAGTTTTTCCTGCAATTTTTCTGGTACCGGATTGAGCATTAAATTCAGTCCACGCCCACTGCGTTATCGCGATCTGATACTCCCAGCAAATGCTACCGCTGTAACACCACAGCAGCCAGGCTTTATGATGTTCTTCAAGAGACAGAACGGCGCGTCGCCATGATGATGTCGAAAACTCAACCGGACTGACCAGGGCAATTGAAGAACCTTTCGCCAGCGATTGCTTTCCCGGGATCGGTGGATTATCCAGCGTTACTATTTTTCCAGTGACCTTATCGCGGTACCGGATTTTTTTACGTCTGTAACGCCCTGTATTGAACATGGCATTCTCCTGCCAGGCTTCAAGCTGACCTTTTGTTGCTCCACTCAAATCAGCGGTGGCGATCGTGAGCTGCTCACGCACAAACTGTAAATACTGGTTATTCATGCGCACTCCAGTTCTGTGATTTTTATCCCCAGCCGACCACCGGGAATAACCTGACCGCGCATAATATTAACTTCATCAAACTGCTCATCGTCGATAAGCAGTCCCGCATGTGTCAGTGCATCCAGTGGTGCTTTCAGAATATTGTCCAGGTCACGACGGCGCTTATCCGGCGGCTCTGCAATAATTTTTATTGCCAGCCTTCCGGACAGATTTAATTTCAGTTGCTGCTGGCGAACAATAAGCGCCACATCCCGGCGATAACGCTCCCCTGCTTTTGATACAAAATATGTGCTGCCACGACGACGCCAGTAGGTATTCACCGTCGGAGGGTAAGGCAAAACAAATTCTATCCCCATCAGTAACCTCTTTTATCCGAGTACGCCAGTTGCAAAGGCGTGATCAAGAAAACGAAAAATTAAATCAACCTGAGACCCATGCTTTTCTTCGAACGCCTGCGGATCTGCATGAAGCTCGTTATGATGTTCCCGGCACAGCGGCAACGTAAAAATATCGTGGGCTTTTGTCCCCATTCCGCCCTGACCGTGACCAATCAGGTGATGGGGATCGTCTGCTGGCTTACAACAACATGTACACGGCTGTGTCTTTACCCAGCGCGTGTATTTCTCATTCACCCAGCGGCGACGTTTAGGCCGCTTCATGAATGATTCCGGTGACTCCGGATCAACGGCAATGCTGACCACCGTCTTTTCCTGTGGCGGGATTTGTTGCTGGTGGACATGAGGCAACGGCGCAAGATTTTTTGTGCGCTGCTTCAGTATGCTGGTGGCGCTCTGCTCTCCCGGTACGATGTCACTTTCGCGATACACCGAGTGGATTTTTTCCACACGTAATCCCAGAGAGCGACGTAATACTGCCTCCGGTAGCGCGTCCGCCACCTGATTGCAGACCGCCCACCAGGATAATTCAGCCAGCGATAATTCCCACTCTTGTGTGCCATTCATTGCGTGACGTATGACGTCAATCATCCAGGCTGCCAGATTCTGCTGAGCAAGTTGCTCCAGTGAATCAGATGTCTGCTCCCGCAGCTGGTTGTCGCAGTGCCAGCACAACACCATCGCGCCAGTACCGTAACGATGTATGACGGTTTCGCTGTGATGATAATCGCCGTGTGGCCACTGGCAGGATTTCACGTGACGTAATAGCCAGTCAGACAGTGCGCCAGCACCACCTACAGCACGGATCACCCGCTCATCGCTGAAAAATGGCAGTAACGATTTGTCTTGCGCCAGCGGCTGGCGAACAGCGGGAACCTCTCCTGATGGCAGCGCCCGCATGTTTTTCGGTTCCGGCTCCACCAGTACCCGGGTATTGTAAAATACCGGCATGGATTCACGGCCCGGATTAAGGACCACCAGCCCAAGTTCCGGTACCAGAACAGGTCGAAGTAATACCCGCACGTTACCTCCAGATACGTTGCTGGTATGTGCGGGATGGACGCGGTGGGCGTTCGGAATAAGGGAGCCTGACAGAGATTATCCAGTGACGATAATCGAGGCTGAGGGCTTTCTTAATCTCGTATCCTTGTCTGCGGTAGCACTGAATTAGCCACTCGGCCTGTTCTTCAGTGCATGGGTCATGCTGGAACCAGTCAGATTTGAATGTATGAGAACGCCGCCCGTGCCTGCTGGCAAGGTCGGTATCAGAATTGTGATGTTTGGTATTGTGCGCCATCGGTTTTCTCTGCTGGCGCAGCAGGTGCCAGTTGTTCAGGCTGGCCTGTGGATTGTAAACCAGAATACGTAAAACAAAAAACCCGCCGAAGCGGGTTTAGATTAGATCATTATGCAACTCTACGTTCGGGAGCAACCACAAACAGGAATCGGGAAAGGGTGCCCCTTCCTCGCATATCGCATAACTCCATTGATACAAGCGGAATAACGAAAAATAATTTCGCACGGTTTTCCGCATTCCTTACAGATTTTCATTGCCATAACCAGCAAGTCCCTGCATACCTGTATCCCCATACAGGTTGCGATTTGTTGGGAGAACCGCTAAACTTGCATCTGTCAAATCCAAGTGTGGCGGTGGGGTTCTCCATCTGCACTGGAAAGTTATCGGACTTTCCATCCTAAGCCCTGTTACAGCAGGGCTTTTTTATAAAAAGTCAAATGATAGTTGATCCATATAAAATCCTAATTCGCGCAAAACCACCTCGGCAAACAAATCTGCTTGCCATTCAGCATCTTCAATTTGCGAAGGTGGTTTATTGGAACTGTGAAATAACGCTCTATGCCCCAACACCAAATGTCCGATTTCATGAAAGAGCACAAATAATGCTTCTCTATCACCTTTACATGCCAACTCAAATGTATGATTCGGCACACTAATTGTCAGTGTAATTGGATCGTAATGCCCAGATGTCAAATCATATGTAGCTTTAGTCCACGCACGATCCTCAACGATATTGAGCGTTATCCCATATTCACTCAACAACTCAAATGCATGGTCTAACCGCTTTTTTCTTTTCAACGTTTTAAGGTCGAAGATCGCGCTATAGTTAACAGCGCGAGTTGTTATATCAACAATACTCATTGGTGCAACACGATTTCCACGTAATGTGTAAGCTGATTGTTCCAACGATTATCCCTCAACATGATTAATACTTTTCATCAACTCTGCTATTCGCTTTAACTGCTCTGGTGTTAATGGGGATTTAGCAAAACCAGCAACCAACATTTGCTGATTTTGCGACAATCCATCAAGGGAAACAAACTGATTAGATACATCAGCCAATTCCTGAAGATTATTAATCTCATAACCTCTTTTCAGGAAAAAAGCCTGAATCTCTTTTACCCATTTTTTGGGGATTTTCTTACTGCCTGTTTCTAAACCGCTCAGAAAAGCTGAAGTTACTCCCAGTTCTTGGGCCATCGTAAGCAATGTGCAGTCGGTATCTATCCTCGCTTTTCTAACGGCCTTACCGAATTCAGTGAGTGCCATAGTTAATTCCTCGATTCGCTATAAGTAACAGGCTGCCTATTTTCGGAGCACAACCTGTGATGAAGACTTCATGACTAATAAATTATCATAAAAAATGATTTTGTAAACCATTTTGGTAAATTTATTATCTGAAAGCAAAAAAACGCCAAAGAGGGTTAAGCGCGGGTGCGTTGAGGATGCCGACACATCAGAGGTGGCGGGAGATTACTCTCCCGCCTGGTCACTCTTACTTCTCAGATTCGTAGTCCACGAAGACAGCAACCTCCGTCTGGCCGGTTCGGATTCGTACCTCGCAGAGGTCTTTCCTCGTTACCAGTGCCGTCACTATGACGGTTAAACAGATGACGATCAGGGCGATTAACATCGCCTTTTGCTGCTTCATAGCCTGCTTCTCCTTGCCTTTCGGCACGTAAGAGGCTAACCTAGATTTGCCGTTCATAGATTGAGCCTCAGATTAATGTTAAGCGTCTTGCAGGACGCGTAATGTTAACTGGGCTTTTCTTTATCTGCCTTTTGATGTTCATGCCTGAGACAGATAGCCTCAAGCACCCGCAGCGATTTTACTTACCCTCCCCTCTAGTTCATTCGATACTACAACTTTATTTTCTTTTCGTTGTCTATATAGTAAATAACATGTAATAAAAGTTAGTCACTAACAATGGAGAGATGCATATGCCCACACTTATCGGAAAAGTGCTTCGTCGATACACAAGTGCTGTAGCAACCCATGTTGACACCCATCTTGAGCAAACGACAAAATATCGTCTTACAGTTGATGCGAACGGTAATGCCACCCTGAACATAGAAAACCCAGAAGTTCAAGCAGACATCATCAAGAAAATGAAACAATTGCGAAAACTACATAACCGTACAGACAAGGAAGTTGCTTAATGGGTCCATTGATTATAACTGTGATTCTCGTGTGTGGTTTTTGGTACACCGAGAATCACTATCAATCGAGAATTCATCACGCAAGAACAAATGGGTGGTCATCCTATTTCTACGTTGCAATGCATGGGTGTCGTTTTGTTGCTCAAGGATTTCTTTTGACGCTCGGGATCTACATGCTTTTCTGGCTACTGAACTCTATCCCACACATAATCAATATTTTCCGAGACAAACCTATAGAATGGCATTTTTTTAATTGGTTACTTGAAACCAAAGTGATGGAATTACCACTTTTTGCTGTCATCACCATCATTTTCGCTTGTTGTATTGCTTACTCTGAAGGGGTGGATGCGCGAAAAGAAATGGAGAATGAAGAAGCGCGGCAAAAGGCTTACAGGGAGATGGCATCAAAAGATTCACTAGAAAACCTATTGATCCAAGCCATTGACACAGAGATGCTGATTTTTGTAACACTAAAATCCAGAAAAGTATATATCGGGTATGTGGCAGCACCACGTGTTGAATTCCACAACAGTGCGCATCTTGAGATCATACCATTCATTAGTGGTTACAGAGATAAGGATTCACTACGCTACATAGAACAACACCGATACTATGATCTCTATCTATCCAAAGAAATCACATTTGAGTCCGAACCATTAAATTTACAACATTTTCGACACGTCATTCCTATCGAACAAATTGAAGCGATCTCGCTCTTTGATGAAAGCACGTACAGCGATTTTGAAAGATTTTCCGAGCCAATGCCTGACACAAAGCAATTACCAGTATAGTATTACCCCCCCCTCTAACGATATACTAAAAAGCCGCTACAACTGGACTGCCCCTATAAAGTTGGACAGTTCATGTTAAGCGGCTTTCAGGGCTTGACCCAACAGAAGTTAGATTGTAAGTATCCCGCTTAAACGGACCATCTGGTCTTTGTTCCACGGTGACGTGCTCATACTCATACCTCCTGAAATGTGGGAGATTTGAGTATGGTTGTCCCTTATGAGAGAAATTTGCACGAAGTGGATAAGTTACCGGAGCTGAAGGTCCGCTGTGAGCGAAGAGCGGACCTGAGATTGTGGTATGCTAATTTATGGGGATCAGGTCAATTGTATTAGTTATCTTTTTGCTTTTCTTTATCCCATTTCTTTGCAGTGGTCTGATACCACTCTTCACGTACTCGTTGTTCCTCGGCTCTGTCACTTGAATTATAGTTGTCTGTTTTAATTTTTTTGCTTCCATGGGAAATCGGCCTCCAGTCTTCTCTAATCTTTTTCACCTGCTCGGCTATCTGTGTCATTGGACTCCTTGCACCTAAGTAGCTAACCCCCTCGAAAGAAGCCATATCATAAGAATACTCATTCCGCTCTCTTTCAGTTGAGCCCGGCTGTTTAGACCAACTAATACTAACAGAATAAACTTGATCTTTAATCTGTTCATACTTACAAAGACTGCTGTTGAGCGAATGGCCGTTTTTTAATACGCTAACCTTGCTAAATGGTATACCTATATTTTTTCTATGTTCAGCATTTACCAGTGGGGGATTAAATCCGATTTCAATATCATAGGCTGGGGCATTTCCGGTATTAGCAATATTGATATCAAAATAAAAAGCAGCCCAAGAATTTGGTTCAAGAGTCACAACGACGTGAGGTTGAACTGATGCGTCAACCATCCTTTTTGTCTCGTCTGCTAATAGCCTTGTTACTCTCCACAAGAAAAATGTAGCAACTGCTGTTAGCAATGCTGCCAAAGCGGAGATAAGTGTGCTTACTGTGTTTATATGCTCTGCGATAAATTCGATCATGAGTTGTCCTTGGGGGCGTACTAATTGTTTTCAAGACTAAAATAGCGCCGGGCTTGAAAAATTGCACACTTATGGTTCGATTTACCTCAACAGTTAAGGCTTCAGCTTCCCCCATGCACCTCACCCAGCTCAAGGCTGTATGATGTCTGACAAAGAACTTACTGACACTTGAAAACGAGGTAGCGGCTAGGATTTCTCGTAGGGGAAGGATTGAATACGAAGCCTGTATATTGCTCCGCGAACGCTGCTGAGAGCAGTTTAAATGTTGGGCGTTTATGTGGCCTTTCACTCACCAGCATGAGTTCAATGCCTGTGAATTACCGACAACAATATAAAGGGGGTGGCATCATATATCCAAGGTAGAGTCAAATCCTTTAACTGGTTTTATGATCAGCGTCAATTGTTTAATTATTGAACGTTTACGAAGCGGCACGGGAGTCATATAACTAATGGGCAGGTATAAGCCTGTATCACGAGGAATCAGTAAAATGGCTGATGATAAGACCAAAATCGGTACCCCTGACAATGATTTAATAAGTATCAAACAGGATTACGAAAGACGTGATTGGGCTGAAAAGTTTGGAGTTAGCGAGGCCAAACTTGTTCAAGCCGTACAGGCTGTAGGTCATTCGGCTAAGAAAGTACAGGCATGGCTTAAAGACCATTAATATATGAGCGCCTTTCTAGGCGCTTTTTTCTTTGTCCTTTTGGAGATGATTTATGGCTAATAATTTATTTATTACTTATGATCTCATTAAAACGAAAGATTATGCGGCTGTGTATGATGCAATTAAATCTTTAGGAAATTGGGCTTTAACAACTGAATCGAACTGGTATGTTAACTGTAGTTACTCTGCCGAGGATGCAGCCAAAATTGTGAGGGCGGTCATGGATAGTGATGATAAACTTATTGTTGTAGACGCAACCAATAACTTAGTTTATTGGTACAATCTCTCTGATGAAGTTAGTAACCAAATTCAGACTGAGTGGTACAAGTAATTAAAGGGGGATACCCCCCTTTAATTCAGAAACTATCATGATTGAAACATTAAATATACTGGGTTTATTCTATCATCCCTGCTCTCTTGCTATATGTCCTGAAAGCGTTCTTTTAAACCTTCTGCTCAATATGTCCGGTAATGGCACAAAGCGGACAACCACGCTAGCTCTACCCTATGCCATGAAAATGTCAATTCACATATTAATTAATGCTCTTAAATATCATCACTACAATAAATACCGAACATCTCCCTGATAAAACGACAATATGCGCTTCATAACTTCGCTTTTACGGCACTCACTACAAATTATATTATGACGCCTGTCGTAACGACGTATTTCTCCGTCTGGTAATGACCAAATAAGGTCTGGATCAACCACAACTGGTTTCTTCACCTTTGCCCTCGATAGTTTTTTGCGGGCGTTTTGCCAGTCTTTACGTGCCTGCTCAGACGGGAATAACCCGTAGCCAGAGTTGTATACGTCACCATTCGCAACCAACTCCCTGGCAAGAACACTTATCTGATATCTTGTCGCCCCCGTTTTAGCTTCCAGTTGTCGTAACGTCTCGCGCCCACTCTGGCGTACGAGATCAACGATCTGCCCTTTAATTTTTTCCCGCTCTTCCTGTGTAAATACTTTTGCCATAAGCCCTCCCCTGGAATCACTTTTCCGACACAATACGACTGGAGGAATCGACAATCTGTCGGACAATATCCCGGTGCTTGTTCAGCTCCCGCAGCGCGGCGCAGACTCGCTCCCACTTCTGGACATGACTTTTCGCCCGGCGAAGTTCGCGGCTTGCCATATGCAGCGATGGTAAAATCAGGCCATTCGCTCGCGTTTCGGTGAACGATGGCAACGACTGCACAATGTCCCCCACAGTATCTGTTTTAATTTCTTCCTGTGTTGCCGCTTCCTGTACTGGTAACGCAACACCGGCTGGCTGAGGAAAGCCTTTACCAGGTGTTTTCGCTACCGATACAACTTTCGGCTCTGCTGGTAAATTTTCCCCGGTTTCTTTTACCAGCATCCACTTACACCCCTTCCCCTGTCCCAGCTTAATCGCCATGCCATCGCGGCAAAGCTTTTCCATCGCAGAAACCAGCGACCTGACGCAATCAGCACGCCCCACAGCAATTGCAATCTCAGCGGTGGTCATTGCCCCACTATGAGCAAGTGTGGACAGGATTTCGCAGCGTTTCAGTGGCTCACGCTCTTTTCTACTGACCACCGGATGGGATTTTCTTTCCACTTTACACACCGTTACTTTTTTTTCTTTCACGCCCGTTTGTCGTTCTGAAACAGACCAGTAACCATTAACCGACACAACTTCTCCCAGCTCTTCGTACTCCCTCAGCATTTTAATCGCCTCTGCAGGTTCAATGCCCAAACTGGCAGCAAGCTCGGTGCACGTCACCTTTTGCATCGCTTTTAACGTATCAATCAACGTTTCCATCAAAATTTCTCCCGTTAAAATCATTTACCAATCTCAAACCAAACTTATCCCCTGAACCCTGGCGGAATTTCGGTGTCCGGTTCAGAAATATGATTCACACAACGCTGTACAGGCGAACGCCCCAGACGGATAACCAGCTCATCCCATTTATCGCGAAGTTTTGACGGACTCATGATGTTTTTTACCCAGAATGGATCCCGCTGTACCCGACCAAACATTTCGCAGATTTGTCTGTGAGTTCTGCCATCCAGCATCCGCATTATGCGCACGTCATTGGCCCATGCTGTCCAGTTGGGTTCTTTCGGTCGGGTGATCTCGCCATCATCGCTGGCGGCCTGTTCGTAAAGACTCACGATTCGCCCCCAGATCCACTGTGCGCATGCCAAATCCTCCTGATTTCCCCACTGACGTTTTTTTGCACTAAACACAATCGCATCAGGATGTCGGGTTAAAAAGTCCTGTTCAGCCGTCTGCGGGTCCGGTTGCGAAGCTTCCGGACGAAAAGATCTTTTATCTGACGGATCAGGTTTTAATACTGACGGATCGGGGCCAACCATCGCCCCCCTAACCGGCTGTTTTTTACAAACGGTTGATCCATCAAAATTTGACGGGTCAATCGTTGAGGGGGCAATATTTGACTGGTCAACTGTTAACGGGTCATTTTTTGCCGGGCTAATTTTTCTTTTCGGTTTATATGCCTCACGCGCCGCCTCAGCTGCTGCTTCGAGTTTTTCCACATTAAGGCGGTAGATATTGCTTTCATTACGCCCACCGACCTTACGCTCCTCCTTCGTCAGCCAGCCGTTCTTTTCCAGTTCCGCTATCGCCGCTTTAACCGTTGATTCACTCTTTGCCCCAATCTGACGACGAATGGTCTCCACTGCAGGCCATGACACACCTTCGTCATTGCTGTAGTCTGCAAGGCGAGCCATTACTGCCACCCTGGATAAGATCATGCCGGTGAAGGCGCACCCTTCCCAGACAAGACCATGAAGCTTGCTGCTCATAAAAAACCCCGAACACCGTGCTTTTAGTGCATCACCACAGCATTTCCTGCCGGGCCACCACGATTCATCTGATTGAAACCGGCGATTGCCACTGCGACAAAATCATCAGCGTCTCTCACCAGTCGTTCCCGCGTCTCCACCAACTCCCGAAAATAGACTGAACTGTGGCTGCGCATCCGGGCCACCAGCAGAGGTGGCATTGCTTTTTCGATCGCTGGTAACAACGCCTGAATTTTTTCAACCGCATCAGTAGTGTCTTTCTCCACCCAGCGGAAAATTTTCTGGGTATTACGAGCCAGGGCTTCTGGATGGCTGTCGTCGTACAGTTCCGGGGACGTCATTCCCAGTTCGAAATAAGCCCTGGTTATCTTGGCCGCCGGAACTTTTTCACCATCCGGACGCGCCCAAGCATTCATCGCCATGCGGATGTGTTCATGCTTGATTTTCATGAATCATTTGCCTCTTGATGTTTCAGGTATGATCAAATGAGGATTTGTTACTGTCATTTAGTTGCTTCACTGACATATTCTGCGAACAACATGCCGAACGTCGTAAATATGACCAGTCAATATCAGGACGAAGTTCTTCGCACAGAACCTCACCTCTTGTTGCACGTTCAATTGCTGGACATCTCTCGGCAGGCAATTGACGTACCCCTTTGATCCATTGATTTACGCTTGGAGGTGATACACCTAAAAGCCTAGCCATTGCTGATTGCCCACCGACAACAGCACAAGCTTGCTTGAATGAATAGTTCTCTTTTTTCATCGAATGAACTCCAAAAACACACAGAAATATTAGGCGACGCCTAACGTAAATGTCAATAGGCTATGCCTAATGCGATAAAGGTAGGGATTGCCTAATGCAATGAGCATAGGAGAATATTAAGCAATGCTTAGTGGTAAAGACTTAGGCCGAGCGATAGAGCAGGCCATTAACAAAAAAATCGCATCGGGATCCGTCAAATCAAAGGCGGAGGTCGCACGCCACTTCAAAGTCCAACCACCATCAATTTATGACTGGATTAAGAAAGGCTCTATAAGTAAAGATAAACTTCCAGAATTATGGCGTTTCTTTTCTGATGTTGTTGGTCCAGAGCATTGGGGGCTTAACGAATACCCCATACCAACCCCCACCAATTCAGATACAAAAAGTGAACTTTTAGATATAAACAACCTTTATCAAGCAGCCTCTGATGAAATAAGAGCGATTGTAGCTTTCCTGTTATCTGGAAATGCTACAGAACCAGATTGGGTTGACCACGATGTTCGCGCCTACATAGCAGCGATGGAAATGAAAGTGGGTAAGTATCTGAAAGCTCTAGAATCTGAACGGAAAAGCCAGAACATCACAAAAACTGGAACTTAAACTTATATGGTCTGACGGAAAACTCCTAGATTCCGTTATTTAACCCCCCCATCACTTTCTGCTGTCGCCATCACCTATTAGGTTACGATCAAAACATTAGGCATAGCCTATTGACAATCAATTAGGCATTACCTATAGTTCCAGCATACCACCCACCCCGCCCCACAGAACGCAGGGCAATACTTCGAGTTACCAGGCAGTGGTCAGGGGTTAAGTAGCCAGCCCGAGGCGTAAGAACATGACGGCAGGGTTCAACTTTAATAACTATGCAGCAGGTTTTTGTTCCGCTACCCCGGCGTTAAGGGGACATGAGGTCAACATGGATACTATCGATCTTGGCAACAACGAATCTCTGGTATACGGCGTGTTTCCCAACCAGGACGGCACATTCACCGCGATGACGTATACCAAAAGCAAAACGTTTAAAACCGAATCTGGCGCGCGTCGCTGGTTAGCCAGAAATACTGACTGATGAGGTTGACTATGGAATTTAAAGATTTACCAAAAGAAATCCAAGAAATTGCAGCACATACACTTCGTCAACGTCTGAACGAAGTTGCATTAGAAGCTGAAACGAAAAAAGACATTGATAATATGGCTCGTAATGTGCGCGATGCGTTTACCGGACTGTATTCTGTTTCTGTTGAGGACAATAACATTCCTGACGAACAGGAAGAGAGTACAGACCCCCACAAATTCTGGAAATCTGTAGAGGTCATTGCAAAAGCCAAACTACTGGAACTTAACAACTTATATCATCGTGAGAATGATGGTCGTCAATCTTTGCATCATCAGGGAGTCGCCACCCTGATAGCTCTAACGAAAGAGCAAGGCGAATATCATCCAGTGGCATTAAACGACACTGTGAAATAGTCCATCCATGTTTACGGGATAGATAAAGATATATCGCTTCGAAACCATCGACATGGTTTGGATAGCCTTCCTCAGCAGCAAGGTTATCCCCAAAACATTCAAGAATATAATTTAAACGCGCTGTTTCATAATGAATCTTCCAGCGAGTCTGATTTAGTTTGCTGACCATTTTAATTTTATCCTCCATTGAGGTTACTGGTTGAGAATGGAGACCACACGTGACAGCGCGTGGTCGTGCGCCGGACACGGATAAGAATCCGGCACAAACAGTTTACTGAAAGGATATATCCCTGAAAAGTCAGGGCATAACGCGAAAGCGCACGGCGAAGTCATTCCTCCCTTTGTTGTGTACCACTGACATCTTCGTCTGTGCGCTTCCGGTTGTGGCAATCCGCGAAATGGCGCGGCGGTAAGTATGGCGGGGTTATTCCTTCCCCGTTGAGGACACCGGGTTGTCAGGTTGACCATACGCTTAAGTGACAACCCCGCTGCAACAACCCATGTTGATTACCTTTTGGCGGGTATCCGTTTTTTGTTTTCCCTTGTGATACCCGCCCTTTTTAAAGTGAATTTTGTGATGCGGTGAATGCGGCTCAGCGCACGCGGAACAGTTAAAAAGGCCAGTTGACTTCCGTATTGGTTCTTATGGGTGGGTTCTCTGTATCCGGCGTTAATTATTAACTGGTTAACGTCACCTGGAGGCACCAGGCACCGCATCACAAAATTCATTGTTGAGGATGCGATAATGGAAACGTTATTACCAAACGTCAATACGTCTGAAGGTTGTTTTGAAATTGGTGTCAGAATCAGTAACCCTGTATTTACTGAAGATGCCATTAATAAGAGAAAACACGAACGGGAGCTATTAAATCAAATATGCATTGTTTCAATGCTGGCCCGTTTACGCCTGATGCAAAAAGGACGATGACAATGAATACAGTATTTGCACTCGTTCTGACGGTTTTTCTTAATACAGGCGAGCCAGTCGATCTTGTTATTGGTATACATGACTCAATGAAAGAATGCATGGCTGCCGCAGCGGAACAGAAAATTCCCGGCAACTGTTATCCGGTTGATAAAGTTATTCGCATGGACAATAACGAAATCCCGGCAGGACTTAAAACAGCACCGTAATTAATATCCGGTTTCATTTTTATATGCCAGCAATGGCAGGGATTTGTTCACCCTTAAATCTGTAATGAGGTTAAAACAAAATGAGTAAAGTCTTTATTTGCGCCGCCATTCCGGACGAACAGGCAATAAAGGAAGAAGGTGCAGTCGCTGTAGCCACTGCCATTGAAGCCGGCGACGAACGCCGCGCCCGAGCCAAATTTACCTGGCAATTCCTGGAGCAATATCCGGCTGCTCAGGACTGCGCTTATAAATTTCTTGTTTGCGAGGATAAACCCGGCATGCCCCGCCCTGCCATCGACTCCTGGGATACCGAATATATGCAGGAAAACTGCTGGGATGAGGAATCCGCTTCCTTTATTCCGGTCGAACCAGAATCCGATCCGATGAACGTCAATTTTGACAAGCTGTCCCCTGAAGTACAGAACGCGGTCCTGGTTAAGTTCGACACATGTGAAAACATCACCATTGATATGGTTATTAGCGCACAGGAATTGTTGCAGGAAGACATGGCAACATTCGACGGACATATCGTTGAAGCGTTGATGAAAATGCCAGAAGTTAACGCCATGTATCCGGAGCTTAAGTTGCACGCCATTGGGTGGGTTAAGCATAAATGTATTCCTGGTGCTAAATGGCCCGAAATTCAGGCAGAGATGCGCATCTGGAAAAAACGTCGCGAAGGTGAACGCAAGGAAACCGGAAAATACACGTCTGTTGTTGATCTCGCCCGCGCCAGAGCCAATCAACAGTACACTGACAATTCAACAGGAAAAATCAGCCCGGTCATTGCTGCCACTCATCGCGAATACAAGCAGACATGGAAAACACTGGATGACGAACTGGCCTACGCTCTCTGGCCTGGTGATGTGGATGCCGGAAACATTGACGGCAGCATCCATCGCTGGGCAAAAAATGAAGTTATCGACAACGACCGCGAAGACTGGAAGCGTATCTCGGCATCAATGCGCAAACAGCCTGATGCCCTTCGCTACGACCGCCAGACTATTTTTGGCCTTGTCCGTGAACGTCCGATCGACATTCACAAAGACCCTGTGGCACTGAACAAATACATTACTGAATACCTGACTACAAAGGGCGTGTTTGAAGATGAAGGAAGAAATCAGAGCGCAACTGATACTCTCTCGTCGCCAGTACCAGAAACTGATGCAGTGGAAACGGCAATTCCGGACAACGAAAAAACCGAATGCAAAGTGGAAGTCGAACCATCTGTAGAGCGTGAGGGGCCGTTCTACTTCCTCTTCACCGACAAGGATGGCGAAAAATATGGTCGCGCAAACAAACTTTCTGGTCTGAATAAGGCGCTGACTGCAGGGGCTACTGAAATCACGAAAGAAGAATATTTTGCCCGTAAAAACGGTACATACTCAGGTTCACAACAAAATACTGGTGCATCTGACACGACCGCACAACCAGAGCCGGTAAAAGTTACCGCTGACGAAGTAAACAAAATTATGCAGGCAGCCAATATCACCCAGCCTGACGCCGATAAGTTGCTTGCTGTATCACGTGGTGAATTTGTTGCAGGGATTAGCGACCCGAATGATCCGAAATGGGTGAAGGGGATTGAAACCCGCGATTCAGTGAATCAGAACCAGCAAGAAACGGAACAGAACGACCAGAAAGCGGAACAAAACAGCCCAAATGCGTTACAAAACGAGCCAGAAACGAAACAACCTGAGCCAGTAGCGCAACAGGAAGCGGAAAAAGTCTGCACCGCCTGCGGTCAGACCGGCGGCGGCAACTGCCCTGATTGTGGTGCGGTGATGGGCGACGCAACATACCAGGAAACATTCGATGACAAGAACCAGGTTGAAGTTCAGGAAGACGATTCGGAGAAAATGGAAGGCGCTGAACATCCACACAAAGAGAATGCTGGCAGCGCTCAGGATCACGCCAGCGATAGTGAAACTGGCGAGACGGCAGATCCCTTAATTACGGTGAACGGTCATCACGTTATCACATCCACCAGCAGGACGTGTGACCATCTAATGATCGACCTTGAAACCATGGGAAAAAATCCTGATGCCCCGATTATCTCAATAGGTGCAATATTTTTCGATCCTCAAACCGGAGATATGGGACCGGAATTTAGTAAGACTATCGATCTGGAAACTGCTGGCGGAGTCATTGATCGGGACACCATTAAATGGTGGCTTAAGCAATCACGCGAAGCGCAATCTGCCATTATGACCGATGAAATCCCGTTAGATGATGCACTGTTACAATTGCGGGAATTTATCGACGAAAACTCCGGTGAATTTTTTGTTCAGGTCTGGGGAAATGGAGCCAACTTCGACAACACGATTTTGCGCCGTTCATACGAACGGCAGGGGATCCCCTGCCCGTGGCGTTACTACAACGATCGCGATGTACGCACAATCGTTGAGCTGGGGAAAGCCATAGACTTCGATGCCAGAACGGCTATTCCATTCGAAGGTGAGCGCCATAATGCACTTGATGACGCCCGTTACCAGGCAAAATACGTTTCAGCAATCTGGCAAAAACTGATCCCGAATCCGGTTGATTTTTAATGTTCAACCCTGATCGCCGTCCCCGAATTATATTGGCGGCGGTCATGCTGTAAGGCACGTGACCACATGTACGAATTAACTCTATCGCCAGCAGAGATTCAAGAGATCACGAAATACGAGCGATACACAAAACAGCAACACCAGTTAAGGCTGCACGGTATCCCATTTGTAATCGGTCCTAAAAACGAACCAATAGTTCTTCGCAGGGATATTCCACACGGACTGACTACGATGCCAAAAGCACCTGAACTGGTTTCCGCTGAACCCGATTTTGAGGCGCTGAACAATGGGAAGACCAAGAAAAAACAAAAAAGATAATGCACTACCACCGCGTGTTAGATCGAATGGTTACAGTTACGTATGGAAACCCGAAGGAAGCACAAGAACTATAGGGCTCGGAAGAGTGTGGGAAACCAGCGTAGCTAAAGTCTGGCAAAATTATGAGCTGGAAAAAGCAAAACTCCACAACATAATGACAGTAGCTAAATTATGGCACATGTTTATGGACTCCCCTGCATTTACAGAACTGGCCCCCCGAACCCAAAAAGATTATCGGCAACATCAAAGGGCATTGTTGGCAGTATTCGGAAAAGTGCTTGCTGATAATGTAAAAATTGAACAGGTAAGAATTTTCATGGATAAGCGAGGACTTGAGAGCAAGACCCAGGCAAACCATGAACTGGCAAGTCTGAGCCGTGTATACGGATGGGGATATGAGCGTGGGTATGTGAAAAATAATCCATGCAAAGGAGTCAGAAAATTCACACTTAAAGCCCGTACTGTTTACATCACCGATGAACAGTATGCTGCAATATATGCGGAAGCAATTCCACAGTTACGTATTGCAATGGAGATATCCTATCTTTGTGCGGCAAGGCTCGGTGATGTACTCGAGCTGAAATGGCAGGATATTATGGAGAAAGGGATTTACATTGAGCAAAACAAGACCGGCACTAAACAAATCAAGGAATGGTCTCCGCGATTACGTACGGCGATCCAGTTAGCCCGAAATGTATCTTCCGGCACATGCGAGTATGTGATCAACACAACCAAAGGCGGGAAGGTAATAGCCAAGACGCTGAACAACTGGTGGAATCAGGCTAAACGTGCAGCCGAGCAAAAAGCCGGCGTTCCGTTTGGGTGCAACTTCCATGACATAAAAGCCAAAGGGATTTCAGATTACGAAGGCAGCAGTCGCGACAAACAAATTTTCAGTGGACACAAAACAGAAAATCAGGTGTTGATTTACGATCGTAAAACCAAAATAACACCAACACTGGATTTGCCGCTTGTGGTCAGTAAGTAG